TTCGATGCCATGTGGTCTACAGCAATTTTTCAAAATATCCCAAAGTAGACCATTATATTAACGTTGCAAAATTAGTTAAACTTCGAGATCAAGTGATAGTTAACATGCGCTATAAAAAGCAAACAATTGCACACGAGAAAACCGTTATTACCGAGTTTGACAGAACCCTGTATGACACCCTTATGATTAAACGATGGAATTTTTACGAAGACCGACCAATAAAGGACGTTAGCGAGCTTTGTTATCTTATGAGGAAACTTGTTAATAGTGACCCATCAAGAATCGAAGCGGTCAAAACTCTTACCAAAACGCATCCTCGATTGATTGTGTTTTATAACTTTAATTATGAGTTAGAACTGTTATTAAAACTCGGAGAAGAATTACAAATCACAACCACTCAGTGGAACGGTCACAAGCATGAATCAATTCCAGAAACAAAATCATGGTTATATTTGGTTCAGTACTTTGCCGGAGCGGAGGCTTGGAATTGTATAGAGACAAACGCGATGATATTCTATTCGCAATCTTACTCATATAAAACAACCATCCAAGCCGCAGGAAGAATCGATAGATTGAATACTTCGTTTACTGATTTATATTACTACTATCTCCGATCAATGGCTGTTATAGATCTGTCAATTCAAAAAGCTTTAAGAAACAAACAAAACTTTAACGAACACCGCTTTCTTAACATTTGAAGCCTCGCATCGAAAACATAGCGTATAATAGAGGAGAATAGGACTCACATCCTGTTCTTTTATTTTTGCCAAAAAGGAGGCCGTCTGATGTTGGAAAGCAGATTCAAAACAAAACTTATTGATGAGCTAGAAGATCTGTTTCCCGGATGTATCGTGATGCACAACGATGCAGGTTATATTCAAGGGATCCCAGATCTTTTAATTCTTTATAGAAATAAATGGGCGGCGCTTGAAGGAAAAAGAAACAAGGATTCTCCATATCAGCCAAATCAGGAATATTATGTTGAGCTGATGAATAACATGTCCTTCGCACGGTTCATTTACCCTGAAAATAAACAGGAGGTATTGAATGAACTTCAACGAGCATTTTCATTTAAAAGATCAACACTCATTTCTAAGCGCCAGTAAGTACCATTGGGTTAATTACGATGAAGAAAAACTCATCTCAACCTATTCCAAATACATGGCCGCACAGAAAGGAACGGAACTTCATGAATTTGCGTCTAAGGCAATAGACCTAGGAGTTAAACTCCAGAGAACAAATAAGACTTTAAACATGTATGTTAACGACGCAATTGGATTCAAAATGAACACAGAACAGATTTTATATTATTCGGATAATTGCTTCGGAACTGCGGATGCCATCTCATTCCGCAAAAATTTCTTACGTATTCATGACTTGAAAACGGGGGCTAGTCCAACCTACGACAAACAATTGGAAGTTTATGCCGCAATCTTCTGCTTGGAATACAAAATAAAACCAAATGATATTAACATCGAACTTCGTCGGTACCAATCGGACGAAGTTTTTATTCGCAGTCCAGAACCAGAAGATATATTCTATATCATGGATAAGATAATAATCTTTGACAAGAAAATAGAACAACTAAAATCTGGAGGTGACTTATGAGTAAAGAATTAATGCATTACGGCATGCCACGGCGTTCTGGACGATATCCCTGGGGAAGCGGAGAAGACCCGTATCAAAGCGCAATGAGTTTTAGGGGAATGATTTCCGATTTGAGAGCTCAAGGGCTCGGTGATACGGATATTGCCAGAGGATTGGGCATAACAACATCCCAACTCAGGGCCAGGATATCAATATCCAAAGATGAGATAAGAGCTGCTCAGGTATCCGAAGCACTGCGACTCAAAGACAAAGGGATGTCTAATGTGGCTATCGCCGAACGTATGGGCCTTAACGAATCGACCGTTCGCAGTCTTCTTGATCCGGCCAAAGCGGAAAGAGCTGCCATAACCAAAGCGACTTCCAACATGCTAAAAGAAAGCGTTGCGAATTACGGATACATCGATGTTGGAGCAGGAGTTGAGAACCACATGGGCGTAAGCCGGGTTAAACTGAATACGGCTATTGCTGAACTACAGGAGCATGGATACAAGATTCATTATTTGAAAGTCGAGCAGGCCGGAGTTCCGGGTCAATATACGACAGTCAAGGTTTTGGGAGACCCGGACAGTACATATTCGGAAGTCTTCAATAACAAGGATTTAATCCAGCCAGTCCTTGGAAGATCGGAAGACTACGGTAGAACATATTCGGATCTGGGGCTGCAGCCCATTCAGTCACTTAATAGTAACAAAGTTGCCGTACGATACGCCGAAGACGGAGGAAGCGCACAGGACGGAGTTATAGAACTTCGCCGTGGTGTTGAAGGTCTGGATCTTGGAAATTCAAAATATGCACAGGTCAGGATCGGTGTTGACGGAACACACTATATTAAAGGAATGGCATTGTATTCTGATAATCTCCCAGAAGGAATAGATGTCGTATTCAACACAAACAAGAATTCAGATGTTCCAATGATGGGTCCAAAAGACAACACGGTTCTTAAAATGATGAAATCCGACCCCGATAATCCCTTTGGTTCTACTATTGAAAGGCAAAGTGGATCGTTAAACATTGTCAGGGAAGAGGGTGAATGGAACACCTGGTCAAAAAGCCTGTCGACACAAATGCTGTCCAAACAGACTCCGGCCCTTGCCAAACAGCAACTTGACATATCATATCAAATTAAGAAAGAGGAATTTGCCGAAATTAGTGCCCTTACCAATCCCGCTGTTAAGAAGCAGCTTCTCGATTCTTTTGCGGATGATTGTGATTCTTCGGCCGTTCATTTAAAGGCGGCAATGCTTCCCCGACAATCAACTAAGGTTATCCTGCCGGTGCCGAGTTTAAAAGAAAATGAAATTTATGCGCCAACTTATCAGAATGGAGAAACCGTCGTTCTGATTCGATACCCTCATGGTGGAACTTTTGAAATACCACAGCTTAAGGTAAATAACACTTCGCCAGCAGCAAAATCCATTATGGAAAATGCGATAGACGCAGTTGGCATAAATCCTAAAGTTGCCCAGAAGTTGTCCGGTGCAGATTTTGATGGAGATACCGTGCTGGTTATACCTAATCCTACCGGCGCTATAAAAACCCGGGATTCCCTTAAAGGGTTGGCGAACTTCGATCCTATCGAACGATACAAAATTCCAGAAGGATCTGGTATTCCTACAATCAAACCACAAACCAAACAAACCAAGATGGGCGAAGTTTCGAATCTTATAACTGATATGACTATTAAAGGTGCAAACGTTGACGATATAGCCAGAGCCGTCAGACACTCGATGGTTGTTATAGATTCAGAAAAACATAATCTGAACTATAAACAGTCTTACATAGACAACGGTATAGCCTCGTTAGCCGAGAAATATCAGGGCAGTAAACGTGGCGGTGCCAGCACCCTCATTTCTAAAGCCTCTTCCGAACTTAGGGTTGAGGAAAGAAAGAGTCGGGTTAATGTTGATCCAACGACAGGAGAGAAAATTTACATACTCACCGGAGAGAGTTACGTTAATAAGGATGGAAAACTGGTCACTAAGAAAACCAAGTCTACCAAAATGGCAGAAGCCCATGATGCCAGGGAACTGTCCTCTGGCACCACCATGGAGACCGTATATGCCAATTACGCCAACCAATTGAAAGCCCTGGCTAATACCGCCAGGAAAGAATCGGTGACTACTAAAACGATACCATACTCCCCCTCTGCTAAAGCCGCCTATTCCCAGGAAGTCAGTACCCTTAAAGCCAAACTTAACATCGCCCAGAAGAACAAGCCCCTTGAGAGGCAGGCACAGATCATAGCAAACACCGTGACCGCCAGAAAAGTAGAGTCCAACCCAGGAATGGATAAGGATGAGATTAAAAAAAAGAAGAACCAGGCCCTGGCAGAAGCCCGTATACGTACCGGGGCGTCTAAGCAAAGGATAGATGTCACACCAAGGGAGTGGGAAGCCATTCAGGCAGGTGCCGTTAGTAACAATACCCTCACCCAGATACTTCTCAATACCGACCTTGACGTGATCAAACAGTATGCTACTCCCAGAACATCAGGCGTTGTTATGACAAGCGCCAAGATAGCCCGTGCCGAAAGCATGCTTTCCAGAGGCAACACGTTGGCCGAAGTTGCCAAACAGCTTGGAGTTTCTGTATCAGCATTAACAAGTGCTCTCTATTAATAGGATTCTGCGTTCTGTCTTGTGAAGTTGGGATAGTCTGTTGTTTTCGGTGTTTACGCCGTTTCTATTCTTTCGACGTTTAAGTTTGTGAGTTGATTGCAACAGCTTATACGTATTATCTGTTACTGCTAACAATACACACAACAAATATATGCAAATTAATGCAGCGCGACCTATGATTCATCTATTGTAGAAAGGAGGTCTTCCCCCTCATGAAAGAATCAATGCTGACAACTTCTGACAATCCATTTGATCCATTTACAGAGTTTGATTCATGGTTTACGTTTGATATGTCAAACAATTACAATTCATGTTCTTACTTAGCAAGAATAGCAAAGACTTCGGATGATTTAAGTGATGCCGATAATGCGCTTGCTATTGAGCACGCAATAGATGAGATTGTTGAATTAAATATCCTTGGACTTTACAAGAAAGCTGTAAGAAAGCATGATCAAACACAAAGAAGTATTGATTAAACCATCTAAATAATAAATGATTTAGGATAAGACTCGTCACCACTTATTATTGGTGACATAGGGGGAGGGCTGTCGCACCCAGACCCCCCTGCCTAAATCGCCTCCCTCCTTAAATTTTCTCCGGAGGGATATTTTTAGGCATGTCTAAGGGCTCATGTCAGATTAAAGTTCT